GAACTCATTGGGATTGCTACAGCCGTTGTGACTGCTGCTAGTGCTATCGCTGCGTTGACCCCGACACCCCGAGATGACACGTGGGTCGCTAAGGTTTACAGCATCGTGGACTGGCTCGCGTAGAACATCGGTCGAGCAAAGGACTAACACTTATCGCCGTGAACTTGTCTCTGCTACTCATAAAACTACTTATATCATTCCCCAAGGTAGCAGAGGCACTTCGCGGTCTTTTAGACGGATATGAAGAAGAGCTTTACCGCCGCCGGCATAGCGACATGCGTGATGTTATTGATGACTGGATGCGCTCCGACTCTTCGTCCGACAAAGCTTCCTTACTTTTTAGAGAAGCTAAATCAACATCAATTCAGCCCCGAAGAGAAGAGAACATTGGGAGAGATACTTCACTACATCAACGACCTAGAGAACGATGCCCATTAAACGAAAAGGACTGTCCCTGAGGAAAGAACACAAGTCCGAAAAAGGAGGACTGACTGAGAAAGGGAGAAAATACTACAACCAAAAGACAGGTAGTAATCTTAAACGACCGCAACCAGAGGGAGGCCCAAGGAAGCGGTCTTTTTGTGCGCGGATGTCAGGAGCTAAAGGCCCGATGAAGGACGATAAAGGTCGCCCCACCAGGAAAGCCCTAGCACTCAAACGGTGGAAGTGCTGATAATTTTTAACCAATAACAACAACTACTAAAATGCCACGCCCTGCCCACTTACGCCATTCTTTGAGAATTAAAAAATTCAACCCTAATAGTAATCAATACGACTATAGATCGGCAAGGCTAGCAGGGTTATCACCCGACAAGGGAGGACATTGGCCTTCACGAGACCCAAAGTCCGGCTTAATCTTAAAAGGAAGAAAACACCCGACTTACCATAAGACTGAGGAGAGTGAAAAGAAAGCTGGGTATGAAATATACGTTGGTAAAGGAGGACGCGATTTCTCAAGAAAGAAAAAATGAGCGATGCCGAGAGTTCTTAGAATTTTTAACCAATAACAACAACAACTAACATGCCCAAAGTAGGAAAGAAGAAATACCCATACACCGCCGAAGGAAAGAAAGCCGCCAAGAAGGAAGCTAAACGCTCTGGATTGAAGCTCAAGAAGAAGGGCGGTTGACACTAATGTTATTTAATTCAAGTTCTGAATGTCTGTTATTACTGAAAGCGAACCCCCGTGTAACATCACACCGAGCTACTGTTGCCGTCACCCTGACTGCCCGTGCGAAGTGGACGAAGCATCCGTAGGGGACATCGTTGAAATTTACTTTCTAGACCACGCGCAAGACAGCGATGCTGGTCCAATTTTATGCACCGTCTATGGTTGTGTTATCGACCAAGGCGAACATTACATCACAGTCGCATCGTGGCGAACCCACGTAGATGACTTTGAGGATACAACTTTCACCATTGTTACAAGCTGCATTACTAGCTTGGTGGTGTTACAACAACCGTCATCATAACGATAGACTCCGTAACGAGGCCGAAGATGAGACCCACCGAGGTGGATAATCAATAACTCTGAACCCGACCACTGGATAAATTTGATTGAGGACACCCTAAACCAAAAACACAAATAGAAAACCATATATTATGGCTAACGGAAATACTACTGCGTCCCGCTTGGGACAAATCAACGCTGCCGGCGATGTCGATGCGTTGTTCTTGAAGGTGTTCTCAGGAGAAATCCTGACCACCTTTGAAGAGATGAATGTTATGAAGGGTCTTCACACGATCCGCACCATCTCTAACGGAAAGTCTGCTCAGTTCCCTGTAACGGGAATCGCGACTGCTAAATACCACACGGCTGGAGAAAACATTGCTGACGCTGGAAACAGCTATCTCAGTTCTGTTAAGCACGCTGAGAAGGTCATCACGATTGATGATGTTCTGCTTGCTTCCACCTTCATCTCTAACATTGATGAGCTTAAGAACCATTACGATGTCCGTAGCATTTACGCTAAGGAACTCGGTAAGGCTCTTGCCAAGCGTTTCGATGTTGCGACCATGAAGACCCTCGTTGCTGCTGCTCGTTCTACTACCACTATTTCTGGCGGTAAAGCTGGCATCGGTATTGACGGCGGTGTTGCTGGTGCATTCACTGCGGCTGTCATCCAAGAGAAGCTCTTTGAAGCTGCTCAGAAGTTGGATGAGAACGACATCCCGAACGACGGACAGCGTTACGCTATCTTGAAGCCTGCTGATTACTACAAGCTTCTCCAGTCTGGCGAAGAGGTAATCAACCGTGACTTCGGTGGTCGTGGTGACGTTGCTACTGGCTCGCTCCCAATGGTTGCTGGCATGCGCATCTTCAAGTCCAACCACCTCTCTGACGTTGCTGTCCTTGAGTCTTCACAGGACCAGGATGACGATAGCTCCAACAACGATGTCTTCGGAGGAAACGGAACCGGATACAACGGTGACCTCTCCAAGACCTTCATCATTGGTGGACACCCATCGTCTGTCGGAACCGTCAAGTTGCTTGACCTCGCTACCGAGAGTGATTACAAGCTTGAGCTTCAAGGAACCCTGTTCGTTGCTAAGTATGCAATGGGCCACGGTGTTCTTCGCCCTGAAGCTGCGTTTGAAATCCGGGACGACTCCTAATCCCAACCCAAGGTTTTCATCCCTGTCCCCTTCGGGGGATGGGGGTGTTGCCTTCCCTTTACTTTTTCTTTTATAATAACAACAACTATGGCTACCCTGACTTCTGAACTTAATGCGGTTAACACCATGCTGGGATACATCGCGGAATCCCCTGTTAACTCCATCTCAGACACCACCGCCCTGCCACCGTCAGCGGCACTAGCTAAAGGAATCCTTGATGAGGTCTCTCGTGAGGTTCAACAAGAAGGGTGGCATTTCAACACAGCTAAGGACTACAAACTTGAGGTTAACTCATCCAACGAGATTGAGCTGCCTTTAAACGTGTTACAAGTAGACGCTGTGGACAACACACATGATGTGGTTCAACGGGGAACTAAACTGTTCGACCGTGCTGACTACACAACAACTTTCACAGTCGATGAGATCAAGGTGGACATCACCTTCCTTCTCGACTTCACAGAGCTTCCTGAACAGGCTCGCCGCTACATAACCCTCAAAGCCTCTCGTATGTTCGCTAACAGACTTGTCGGATCACGCGAGATTGAAGCACTTATCTTTCGTGACGAGATCATGGCTAAAGCCGCAATGGAAGAAGCCGAGGGATCTAACTCAGACCGCACCATCTTCGACAACTACGACACCGCAGGACGCATCGGGATTAACCGTAGGACTGACCTTGCGTAACAACTGACATGGCCAATATCACCACATCCGTTCCCAGCCTGATTCAAGGAGTAAGCCAACAGTCTCCTCGTGTCAGGATCGCTGGACAATGCGAGGAGCAACTTAATGCTCTTCCGACCGTCACCAAGGGACTCACCAAGCGTCCCCCTGCGCGGCTCATCAAGAAGCTGACCGATGCGAACGTCTTCAACAAAGGAGACATGATTCACTTCATCGAACGCAGCGCGACTGAACGGTATGTGGTTGTTATTGAACACAGAAGCCAAGGAGACAACCAGGGTGTTCTTAGAGCGTTCAATGTGGACACAGGGGTTGAGGCAACGATTGAGGGTGTTACTGGTGGTTATAACATCAATAACAATTACCTTGCGATCCCCACTGAGTCAGACTCCCATAAACTCCTCAAGGCTCGCACCCTCGGGGACAGCACGTTCATCCTTAACACAACCAAGACTGTTGCGAAAGGCACGGAGAAGTCCGAAGCTCTCGACAAGTCACGCGCTCTGGTGTTCATCAAGCAAGGGGACTACGGTAAAAAGTATGGTCTTAAGTTCAGCGAAGTAGGTCGATTCAGTGACGACGGCGCAACCTTTGCTGTGACATGGGAACGTGTGTCTTTTTTTGGAAGTCTGCAAAAATATGAATTAGCCAGCATTTCAATTATTGACGGGGGATCTGGATACACTGTTGATGCCACCCCTAGCCTAGACTTTGGTGACTTCCCTGTGTGGGACGAACGCCCAGAGATTGTTACAACGGTGACACTGTCGGACCCTAGTGATGCAAACAGCGGAGTTATTACCGGAGTTACGTTAGTTAACAAAGGTCTGACGGCTCCTTTCGATTCCGATTTAGTCAGCAACCTACCGGATCGCGCAGACGCTTCCCCTCCGCATGAGGAAGTCTTTATAGTGACTGAGGATGCGAATGGAGGCGCGAAAGAAAAAGTCGCTGATTCCACAAACATCGCTAACGAACTCCACCGCGCTCTCACAGGGTTAGGGCCTACAAGCAATTACGCAAGCTCATCATCTCTCGCATCGAGTGATTTCATAGCTAATTACACCATCACCCTTAAGGACGGCTCACTCATCATCCAAAGAAATGACGGTAAGGACTTCTATGTGGAAGCCTTTGACGGTCTCAACGGGTCTGGATTAGGACTCGTCCACAAGGAGACAGGCGCACTCAGTGATCTGCCTGTTCGCGCACCTGATGGCTTCCGTGTAGCAGTCCGAGGTGACGTTGACGCTAACGAGGATGACTACTACCTTAGATTTGAGGCTAACGATGGGCTAGCCTTTGGAGAAGGGGGATGGGTTGAGAGCGTAGGACCAGACCTAGAAGTAGCCTTTGATGCTAACACCCTTCCTTTACAACTAACCAACACAGCTCTTAACACCTTCACTCTTAGCACTACCTCATGGGCGAGACGAAGTGTCGGAGACGATGAAACCAACCCGTTCCCCTCATTTATCGGAAAGACGATGAACAACATGGTCTTCTTCAAGAACCGCTTTGGGTTCATCTTTGAGGATGTTATCGTGTTGTCTGAGGCTGCTGAATTGTTCAACTTCTTTAGAACCACCGTAAGAACTCTACTGGACACCGCGCCGATTGATGTAACATCAGCAACAGCCAACGTGACTGACCTCCGTAGCAGTGTAGCGTTCCAAGAGAATTTGTTATTGTTTGGTGATCGTGGTCAGTTCGTCTTGAAAGGCGACCCGTTGACCAACGACACGGTAACACTCAACGCGATCACTAACTACAACTCTGACACCACAGAAGACCCTATCGCGGTAGGCTCGTATGTCTACTTTCCGTTTGAACGTGGTGACTTCCTTGGAGTCCAAGAGTATAGCTTGAACGCCACCACGGATGTCTATGACTCCGATGATATCACCACACAGGTTCCTGCGTATATTACGAAAGGGGATGTGTTAATGTCTGCTGGGACTTCTTCAGAACAACTCTTAGCGTTCGCTACGGGAACCAAGGACATCTACCTTTACAAATACTTCTTTAGTGGGGCCAATAAAGTCTTGAGTTCATGGGGTAAGCTAACAGTCCCATTCGATGTCATTGGGATTCACTTCATGAAGAGTTCGCTGTTCTGTGTAGGAAACAAGGACGGACAGTCAGTGATCGCAGAGATTAAGTGTGAAGAGCTTCGCGTCGAGGATGACACCACGGGAGGCTTCACGGTTCACCTAGATCTTCTCAAGAAGCACACCTTTGACCAGAGTGTTGTTACTGACGCAGTGAACATCACAATCGACCTCGGGTTCGTCCCAGAGAGTGGAGATGTAGTTGAGGTATATGACTTGGATGGAAGGAAACTGAACATTGTTTCAACTAACAACAACACCGCCACCATCCAG